TGGGCGTTGTAGCCCTCCTGGGTGATCATCGCCCGGCCGGTCAGGTCCTGGACCCGCCGCATCTCCGCCAGGTATTCGTCGTACGTCTGCGCCGTGCGCGCCACTTCGCCCTGGTGCTCGCGGATGACCTCCGTCATCGTCGCTGTCTGTGCCTTTAGCTGCTGGTTGAACTGGATGAGCTTGCTGATAGCGGCGGTCAGGGCGATCACGGCTGCAGCCACTGCGGCCGCTGTGCCCAGCGCCAGCGCCGCCGATCCGGCGTTGGCCAGGGCGCTGGTGGCGAAGCCGGCGCGCGTTCCGAGCACTGCCATGTTGCCGCTCATGCCGCCGACCAGGTTGCCGACCTTCGACAGGCCGTCGATGATGCCTGGCATCTTCGAAGCCAGCAGGAGCATGGTGCCCGACAGCGCTGTAACGGCCGTGGCTCCCGCCAGTGTGTAGCTGGCGAAGCGCTGGGTCTCCGGGTTGAGTTTGTTAAACCACTCCAGGCCGGCCGTCAGCGACATGATCAGCTCGCTGAATGCCGGGAGGAACGCCTGGCCGAGGGCCAATTGCGCTTCCTCGGTGAACCGGGCGAGCGACGTCATCTGCTTGCCGGCCGTCGTCATAGCCTGCTCGTAGGATCCGGCGATCCTGGTACCGGCCTCGAGGACGGCGTTGGAGGCGATCTGCTGCTTCTGGAGCTCCGTCAGACTCTCAACGGCAACGTCGTTGGCCTTGGCGAACCGCACATACTCCTGCTCGAAGTTCACCAGGATCCCGATCGTGCGCAGGATCTCCGGCTGCCTGGTCACCATGCCGTGCACGAGGCGTTCGAACGCCTCGCTGGAATTGACACCGCCGATGACCGCGGCGTCCTGGGCCACCCGGGCGATTTTCTGTGCGTCCGCCAGGTCGATGTTGGCCTGCGCCAACCGGATCAGCGATTGCCTGGCCGCCTGGGTCGTGATGCCCATCTTCCTGACTTCGGCTTCGTACTGGCCCAGCTGGCCAGCACTGTATCCGGCGTTCTTGCCGACAACCTGCAGCACCACGCCAAGCGTCTGCACCCGGGCCGCCAGGAGAGTGCTCTTGGCGATGAGCGCAGTGCCAACGGCGCTGAAGGCCACCAGGCCGAGGCCGGCCGTCTTCAGCTCGGACGACATCTCCCGGAACGTGCTGGTGATGCCCGTGGCTGCCTTCCGGGCGTTCTGCTCCATCTCGGCGAACGCACGGGAGGTATCGTTCTTCGCCTTCAGCGTGATGCTATGGTCGGTCACTCTCTGCCCCTCAGCGCGTCACGCAGCTTGTAGATCGCTGCCACCAGCTCGGTTTCCTGCTCGGTCAGGGTCTTGAGATCCGTGCCGGCCTTGTGCATGGTGTGCATGACCGTGCGCAGCCAGAACGGACCTTCCACCTGGGCTGGCTCGAGATCGTCCATCTCCCACGGTAGGATCCGCCATCCATATTTCTCCGCAGCCTCGAGCCGCTCGAGGCTGCTTGGCTTCCAGCGGCTGGGCTTGTCGTCTTCCCCGCCGGGTCCGTATTCGCCGAAGTCGGCGGCGGCTAGGACCTCGCTGCTAAAGGGTTGGCCGCCGCCTGGTAGGCCTCCCCGAAAGTCCCCAGCAGCCATGTCGCCGTGGCCGGCGGAACGTTGTCGATCGCCTGGGTGTTCTCGGCATCGGCTTTCACCCGGGCCACTCCAGCCTGGATCCGGGCCTCGTCTTCGGTTCGCCCAGCAGCCAGTGCCTCATCGTGGGCCGCCGCGGCCGCTGCCTCGGGATCCTGGTAACCGGGGAACTCGATTGCGTTCCCGTCTTCGTCGAGCACATGCCATCCGACGACTCGCTCCAGCAGCACGCGCACCATCTCGTCGCCGCTGAGGAACTGGTCCACCTTCCTTCGGTGGGCGTACTTCCAGCCCCGCCGCTTATAGAGCACGAACTCGTCCTTGTGCGCCGGCAGAGGGCAGTTGATGCGAATGACTTGCGCGTCGCTCTCTTGTGCTGTTGGCCGCTTCATGTCCCACCTCCCGTGGGGTGACAGCCCGAGCAAGGGCGCGGCAGGCGGTCGGGACCGCCGCTTTTCGGCTCGCGTAGCCTATCCGCGCCCAGGTTGGTGACGCCGGTGCGCTCACGCCTACGGCTTGGTCGTCCACCCCGGGGCCGTCGAGGTCGTGGGCCGCATGCTGGCCGCGATCGTCAGTTTGCCCTGGGGCGTCGCCGCGATGTTCAGCTTCGAGCACCAGAATTCGCCGGTGAACCGTGGGTCGCCCGTCGTGGGCAGTGCGCCCTGGCCGACGTCGATCGTCAGCGTCTTGCTGACCGCGCTCTGGCCGACGATGCCCTTCAGCACCTGGTACAGGCTGAGGGCCGTGGCATCGAAGTCCCCGGCGATCTCCACCGGGAAGCTTGGCATGCCGGCGATCGAGCGCACCGCGCCATCGGTGAATCCCGTGGCATCGAGCTCGCCGTACTCGTCGGGGATGTCAACCGAGTTGACGTCCTTCGAGACGTCCCGAAGCACCGCTCCCGAGTCGTCGATCTGGACCTGCAGGTATTGCCCATTCAGCTTGGCCATGTTTCCTCCTGGCGGCGGCCGCTAGTTGGCGGCCAGCATGATGGCGAACGTCAGCTCGTCTGCTGCCGCGCCCGTTCGAGTGAGCAGGCACCGCCAGTAGCGGTCCAGGCTCGTCGTCTGCTTGATCCGCTCGCTGGTGCGGGTCGCCCCGTTGGCAGCGAACGTAATGTAGTCTGCCCACGCCGTTCCGTTCGGGCTGTGTTGGATCTTGATCGAGTACGTGTCGGTCCCCGGCGTGTCTTCGGTCGTCGCCTTGAGCACGTGCAGATAGCCGGTGCCGCCAGCGGCATAGGGCCCGACAGCGGTGTCGACGGTTGTGCCCGTCAGCGTGTTGGTGATCGTCGTGTAGCCCAGGACCTGACCGAGATCCGGCTTCTGGCCGACGGTCTTGAAATTGGCCTGGATCAGCATCTTGGCGTTCGGCTGTGCCGGCACTGTGACCTTGAACTGCCGGCTGGCGACTGCCAGACTCGGGTCGCCTGGCACCGGGCTCGCCCCCTGGCCGATCAGGACACTGAGGAGCTTCTCGATCGTGTTGTTCCCCGGCTCGCGCAGCGCCTTCCACACGCTCGTCTCAGGGCCTGGCGTGGCGTCCGGCTGCGGGTCGAAGAAGGACTCGACCGACGCATCCAGCAACGGCATGCCGGCCTCGCTGCCCATCACGCCGTCCAGAAATGCCGTGTGGTCCAGCTCTGTGTACTCCACGCCCATGCCGTCAAAGGACCGAGTGCGTCCGCTGATGTCGTACCCATGAAACAGCACGGCGCAGAATTGGCCGCTAAGCTTCGCCACCGCTCACCTCCTCGTTCCCGGCGTCGTCCGCCGGGGCTGTCCCGGCCTCGGCCTCGATCGCTCCCATTTGCAGCAGGGCTGCGATGTCGCCGGCGTTCCCGATGGCCGAGGCTCTGAGCCACTTGCCGCTCGGCTCGAGGCGCTTGCCCTCCGGGTTGTCGGGCGTACAGCCCGTGTTGCAGCCCACGAGGACCCGGTATCGGTTCTCGCTCATCACTGCCATCACACGACCTCCTTCACAAGGATCTCGATCTCGGCGTAATGGACCAACACGTCGCCGAACGTACGGAAATCCCAGCGCGCCGCCGGGCAGGGCGGGCCATAGAATTCTCCGGCTGCGCCCTGGTCCAGCCGGCTGCTGTGGAGCGCTGCGGCATCGTCCAGCGCCTGCTTGGCCGTCAGAGCCAGTGTCACGAACGTCTTCTCGCTGGCGTCTTCGTCACTGACCGCCATGTATCCGCGGATCCGGTAGCCGTAGCTCACTTCGTCTGTGCCGGCGGTCCCCGGTGGACCGAAGGTCAGTTGTTCCTGCGACATGTCTTCCAGGCTTATGCTCCAGCCCCGCAGCTGCGAGACGCCAGCGATGTCGGCCTGGTACATCGTCTGCAGGGCCTCCCAATCGTCGGCGAAGCGCTCGTAGTCGTGGACCTTGCCCATGTTGGCCACGCCATCGAGCACCGTCTTGATCGCCGCCCTGGCCTGGCCCTCGTGGAAGGCAGGCATCAGGCGCTCACCTTCGCCATGCGCGCTGTCGCTCGCACTGTCGCCTGAGCGAAGATCTTGTCGACCCTGGTGCGGCCGCCGCCCTCCCAGGCCCGGCGGAACATGTGGGCTCCGGGTGTGCCCCGCCTGGCGATCGCCGCCGCAATCGGCCACGCCAGAGTCTCGTCTCCAAACTTGCGCAGGGCCCACAGCTTGATCGGTGCGATCGGGGGCCAGTGCGGCCGAGTCCCGAACTCGACGTAGTTGGCGTATTCCCTGGGGCTTATCAGACTGGCACCGCCGTGAGCGTCACCGGCCCGAACCTTGCCCACCAGCTCCGTGAGTGGGCTGCCTCGTACCTCGAAGCCAGCCGGGAATTCGATTGAGCTCCTGAGGATCCCGTAGTTGACTGGCGTCCGGGCGGCCACCATCGTCGTCAGCAGCATGCCCGACTCTTCCATCGCCCGCCGGATCTCGTCGTCGACGATGGCTTCCCATCCGGGGATGGCATTCGCCAGCGCCACAAGCTCCGTAACGTCCACAGTGAACTCGATCACAGCCCGCCTCGGCGTCGTCCGTGGAACAGGTAGCCGCCGGCCGGCTGACTCGGCGTCATGCCCACCAACGTCATCCCGGGCTTGCGCTCGGCTTCCTTGTCCAGCCCGAGCATCAGCTTGTATTCCTTCTCGAGGTCCTTGGCCAGGCTGCGGTAGAACTCGCCCTGCCGGCTGCGATCCGCCACGTCGGCGTTGAGCGTGCTTGAACGCTTCTGGCCGAACTTCGAGGCCACCCGCAGGCACGTCTTCGCTGCAGCCAGGTATCCGATCGCGGTCACGTGCTCGCCAGGAATGTCGATCGTGGGGGTCGGGGCCTCGATCCACGTGTAGGGATCCGCCACGAGCATGCGAACCAGTTCGGTTGCCGCGGGCCGATGCACCCGGAAGTACAGCCAGCTCCCGACGTCGGTCAGGTAGATCTCGTACTGATCCTCCCCCAGGAACACAGGCTGCTCGTCGGCTGCCACATCCGCCGCCGGGTACTCGACGGACGCCGGCATGCCCAGCGTGCTCTGCCATCCCGGAGTGGACGCTGTCAGTCTCAGGATGCCCTGGCTCGCTGTGCCGAATGCCGCCCACATCGCCGTGGCGCTGTTGAATTGACTGACGTCGTTGACTGGCGATCCGCCCTGCTTCACCCCCAAAGCGATCTCGGACGTGCCGGCGGCGTACGTGTAGCCCGTGGCGGCCAGGGCGGCGTGATACGTTCCTGCCGGCAGTTCCTCGGGCTCGTCGGCCGAGAACGCCACCCAATCGTAGCGGCCGAGTGGCGCTCCGCCATCGCCGTCGATGTCGACCTCTTTGGACTTCATAACCAGGCTGACTGGCAACCCGGTCACGTCGGTGTAGATCTCGACGAAGGCCTCGCCGGCGACGGTTTCGCCCGCCCGCTGGAGCGGCATTCCAATCTCTCGGATGGCCATGCGCCGCGCCAGGCTGAACTTGATGCCCAGCTTCGTGTTGGGCCCGCTTGCCGTCAGTAGGGCGATACCGGCGTCCCGCAGGGTTTCGGCCAGGTCGATGGCTCGCCCGTGGAGCAGGTAGTACGCCCCGCCATCGCCGGCGAATTCGATTGCTCGCCGGCGCGGCACGTCCCGACCATACCTATCGACGGCCTCTCGGATCGCCCTGTCCCGATCGGCTGCGGGAATCGTCGTGTCGGGGATCCCCTGCAGGTGGCTGTCGACCATCTGTCGCAGGATGGCGATGCCCGTCCTCGTGGCCATCACGCAACCTGGTCGAGCATTGCCTTGGCACCCGCGCCGGTGATGACGACGTGGATGCCCTTGCTGAACACCAGGCCGCCCGGGTACTCAGCTCGGACGCTCGCCCCGCTGGCGGCCGCCTGCAGCTGCTCGATGATCGTGCCCGCCGCGGACGTGTTGTCGTACACCGTCAGGGTCGACAACGCCGCCGCCGGCGTCAGCGTGATCCCGCTTAGGGCTCCGGCTCCGGTGATCTTCGTCCCCGTACTCGAGGCATCGATCGGCTTGGCTGGTCCCATGCTCGTCTCCCGTCATTGAAGGGCG